TTCCATTTCACCTTTTTTCATTTTCTTCATAGCATTAATCATATTGTTTTGCATTTCTGCTTTAGTTTTAGGCATGTCCATTTCCATTTTGTCATCTTCCATTTCTGCAAGATTTTCATCACCTTCTGGAACGTGGCCAGATGCAAGAGATTTACTTGTTGCTCCTGTACCATCAGCTTTTGCTTTAGGTTTGTCCATTTTATCTGGTTTACCTTCACCTTTTTGTTGTGCATCATTACCTACTTCTTTTGCAGCTGCAGCAACTTTTTTGGCAGGGCTATCTTTTTGGTCAGGCGAGACAACTGGATTACCAGTATCTTGTACCTCACCTTTTACTTTGTCCATTGAATCTGCTTTACCAGCAGATTTTTTAGGAGCGTCAGCACCATTTGCTTCTTCAAGCTCATCAAGTACTTCTGCCTCTAATTCCTCAATGGTTTTATCTAATTCGTCAGCCATGGGGATTACTCCTTCTATTTACTTTAAGACTTTTATTTATTTATAAATTATAACATTTTAAGGAATTTTGCAAACTCTAATGCATCTTCCTTAGCATGTTTCGTTTTAGCTCTATTTGATATTCTCTTTTTCATTCGAACTAGTTCTTCTTCAATTAGACTACCGTTATTCCAAACCCACTCTTTACCTTCCATAATGCCTTCTACGAAAGCACTTGGAGCAGAAGGGTCTGCAACAATGTCAGCAGCAGTAGCAAGGTAAAAATCACTCTTTACATAGTTTGCCCCACCTTTTTGGTCTAAACTACCCATACCCCTAGAGGATACACCTAATTTAGCACCTTCGTCCATAAGATTTTTTACAATCTCTCCCATTGGAGTACTAAGTATTTTAGCCTCGCCGATAAAATTCTTTCCGTCTGGTTCTAGAGAGGTAATCATATGTGATGCTCTCTCAAGATTAACTGTTGGGCCATCTGGGTGTCCAAGTTCTCCAAATGCACGATTTTCTTTGATATACTCTTTATTATATCTACCAACTTCTTTATTTAAAACTTCCATAGGATATACACGACCATTACGATTTTTGATATCAGCTTGCATGAAGATACCTCTAATCTTATAATTAGTCTTCTTACCTTCTTTTTCTTCTTTGATATATTCTACGTCTTGTACTTCTTCTGATATCAGTTTCATAATTCTATTCCTTATGCGTAATTTTCGTCTTTTTTAAATTCTATTAAAACAAAACCTGACGTACCTAAACAAGATAGTTCCATATCACCAGAGGTTGCACCAGCATTTGTTGCAGAAGATTCAATCAACCCAGCAGAACCATCATAGTGTCCACTTCCAGCAAGGTCAATTAATGTTACATCTGAATCACCTTGTTCAATAATTTGAACATGACCAGTAGCATCATCAGCACTTCCTTGTACTAAACCCCACCAAATTCTTTTGATGTGTAATTTTGCACCATTGGCATGTCCGTCTAAAGCACTTGCATCTAAAATAGCATTTGTTGTAGTTGTATCATCAGATATGTTAACCAAAACTGTAACTGTACCACCAGCACCAGCTTGGTCTACGATTGTATCTCTCAATGTTCTTGTTGCGAATGCCATTACTAACTCCTCTTAAATTGCTAACATTTCTTTTTCAAAATATGATATAAGTTCTTTTTCTCGAACTTTATATTTTTTTGAAATTGCTGTTATAGTTTTATCAAAAGTATTTAGGAAATCTGAAGGTTTAGAGTCCATTCTTTTAAAAATATCGTCCACAGCATCTTTCATCTTAGGGGATAATTTCTTATACCCCTTAGATTTCTTATGCTCATCTTTCTCTATGACTGGTAAATACAGTTCATCAAACTTCTTAATCATTACCTTCTTCCGTTGCAGGCACAGTTTGTGCATAGTTTTTACTTAATTCTTTTCTTCTAGTTTCTAACGCATCACCAATTTTTGATTGCATTGCACTTTTAAAAGCATCTTCTGCTTCTAAGTTACTACCATTTGATATTGCGTTTACAAATTCTTTACTACTCATTATCATCTCCATTTCCGTTATTATTTGATGAGGAACTTCCTCCTCCAGCTACATCATCTGGTGCTATAGGAGTTCCATCAACTTGTGGGTATCTTGTGATACCATCTGTATTATCTGGAACGTCAACTCCACCATCTTCTGGATCAAGTCCAGCTTCTTTATTGATTTGGATTTGCATTTCATCAACTTCTAAATCAGTCATATTTAGGACATTTCTTTGTACCCATTGTTTACTAAAGAATGTACCAATATAACTCTCTATCCCTTGTAATGCATTTACTTGACTTTCCATCATCTCAGCTCTTTTTAATTCTGCAAAGTGACCGTCTTGTAAGAAGTCATACTGAATAAGTTGTACCATAGTATCCCAGTCTTCTAAAGTAATCACACCCTTTAAGACTAGATTTGTTTTAAGTATATCTGTAAATAGAGGTGTAAATCTTTTACGAAGTCTTTGTACAAACTTAGTAAATTTTAATTCATCTCTTGTAATCTCTGTAGAACGACCTAAACTAAATTGTGATTCAGATTCCATTCTTGAAATAGGAACATTCAAAGACCTATACAGTTTCATTTGAAAATATTTAATGTCTTCTATCTCACCAAGATTAGAACCGCCTGGCAATGTAGTAATTTCTGTACCTCTACCACCTTCTCTTCTTGGTAGCCAAAAATCTTCTAACATTGACATATGATTTCTATCATCTCTGATTTCACCAGTAGATGCGTCATATGTAAGTTTGTTACGATATCTATTCATAACATCTTTTAGATACTGTTCTGCTTTAACTTTTGGTAAGTTACCAACATCAATATAGAATATACGTCTTTCTGGAGCCCTTGATACACGATAGATAACAAGAGAGTCCTCAATCATTCTTAATTGATTAACTGGTTTAATTGCTTTATGTAAATATGATAGTATATGACCTTTATTTTGGTCAATCAATCCAGAAGGAACGTAAGTAATACTATCTGGAGCAATCTTAATACCCTCTTGTGTACCACTAGCTATTTGTAAACCTTTGTCATTATACATGTAGTAATCGTTAACCTTTTTGATTAACTCAACACTAGTTCCATCTTTCATTTCTTTTGAAATTTCTTTGACTTTTCGTATTTTTCTTGGGTCAATGTAACGTAATTCTTGAACCCCTCTTTTTGGATTCTTTCTATCTATAACTTTGTGATAGAAAAGTCTTCCGTCAATATACCATCTACGAAATATGTCGTGACCTTTTACGTCAAAGTCTAAAAGTTGCAAGACAGAATTAAATTCTTCTTGTATTCTTTTTTTGATTTTGGTTGGATAAGGTAATTGATCTAATACAATTGTAACAGCCTGAGCTCTTTCATTTGCAACAATACCTTCATTGATAATATCTTCAATCGCACTATCTACTTCTGATTGTTGTGCAATATCACGATACCTTCTAATTAAATCTGCTTCGGTTCTATCTCTACCGTCCGTGTCTAAGACTTGACTAAAGAACCCACCACCAGCAACTTCTATGCTGCCGTCATCCATAGATGGAGGAGTGAATTTCTCACTCCCCTTATCATCTTTTATTCTATTAAATTTAAACCCAAAAAGTTCAGCCATAATATTAATCTCTCCCTACTGTATGAGTATATTTAGTAGGTTAAAAACTGACCGCTGAAGGTTCAAAGTGTTGGTATCGCCAAGTAATTGGAAAAGTTTCAATCTCACCAGCTTCAGCAGATGTTAATTCTATTGCACCAACAGTCAAAGGATATGAATTTCTAAAAATGTAACTTTTTAAAATTGTATCATCAGCATCTAATTGTTCAATAAACAAATCTGTTTGATAATCAGATGGATTGGTTACACCAGTATTATTTGCAAAATCATTAATACCATTGTGCCATCTTTCCATTGCATTTCTTATCATAAAGTCTGTGTCATTGTAAACAGTCATTTCAAATGGTTCTGGAGCAGCCCTATCACCAGACACATAGATATTTCTACCTCTGAATGGTACTGCAATTTCACCTAATGTTGAAGCAGGTAATTGAGCAGCAGTTACAAGAAATGATGCACGTCTTACATCAAGTCCTATTGCAATTCCAGCAGGTGGAGTTATTGTTACTCTAAACTGATTGGCACGAGCACCGCCACCAATCAGATTTGCTTTAAAATCATCTATATTAGCCATATCTAACCTCCCACCTCACTAAACGCTATACCAGTTCTTGTGGCAATAAAGTTTAATGTAATAAAGTTAATTGAACGAGCAGGTTTAACAAAAATATCAGCGATAAATTCATTTCTATCTATGACTTCACCAGTATTATTGGTTGCATCACATTTAACTAAGAAGTCTGATATACCCCTACGTCCTTGAACATCTCTTAGGAAAGGTTCTACTAGATTTCTAAATTGAGCTCTTGTAAACTCATCATTGAATTCAAAGAGTTGGAATTTAGAAGCAGTTGCAATTGCTTTTTCAAGAACTAAGAATAATCTTCTTACGTTAATTCTATCAAATGCACTTGGTTTTGCTAATGCAGTCTTATCTCCGAACAACACAACACCTTGGCCTGGGAAATTAACAACTGGGTTAATTCTTGCACGATACAGAATATCTCTTTCTGGGTTTGTTGGGTTGTAAGAAAGTTTAATTGCACCTCTAACATTACCTCTGGTAAAACCAGCAGGTGAGAACCATGTGTCTGCTACGTTGTCTGTATTTGCACAAAGACCAGCAGTATCACCATTTAATGGTACATAACGATATACATCATTGTACTTATCGTACATATATTTGTAACCACTATCGAACACCATGTAAGATGAACTTGGGTTTTTATCAAATGCTTCTTCTACATTTCTTGTTGCAGTAGATGATAATGCGATACCAACTGTTGCAGCACGATATGGTGAAACAAATCCTACACAATCTCTACGTCCTTCGACAAGAGCT